CAAACCAACATATTGTTTAGTACTTGATGATTGTTTATCTGATGATTTTTGTAAAAGAAATAATAAATTAGCGTTCTTTATCACCAAAATGAGACATTACATAGACATGTGTATTTTGTCAGTTCAAAGCATAAATCATATACCACCACTTATAAGAGCACAAGCACGTGATATTATTATAGCACGTCAAAATAACCACAAAGAAAAAGTTAAACTAATGGAACAATTTAGTGGTTTACTTGGTGAAGGTGGTGATAAAATATTTATGAAACTATATAATTATTGTCATCAAAAACCATACAACTTTATGTATATAAAAGGATCAGAGAACCCAGCAGAAGTATACTTTAACTTTGAAAAAAAAATACATCCAAATGGAAATATCAAAACTACTACATTAGATGTTGATGATGAATTGGAAGATGAAATAGAATAATTATAATTAATTTTTTTATATAATAAATTAAAATATTTTTATAATTATAAATGAACGATTTAGCAAACCAACAAGCAATTTCACTTGGTAATGCAAGAAATCAAGGAGTCAGAGATTTAAATGAACGTATCAGACAGCATAATACTGATGTAGCAAATTCAGTATCTGCTATTAAAGACCAAATTAAAACTACCGATAGTATTAGACAAGCAAAAGATACAGCACAAGGTTTATGGACTGGTTCAAGTATGCCAGATAAAATAAAAGCATACAAAGATTATGTAGCATCTAAAAAATCATCTAATCCAACAACACAAAGTGATAATACATTAAATGAAAATGCTGGAAATAATGCACCACAAGATGATGCAACAACGCCAGAACAAAACCCAACTGATCCACCAAGTGAACCAGTAGCAGAAGGATCACCAACTGGTGAAAGTATTGGTGATGAAGCAGAAGCATCTACATCAAGATTAACAAATGGTTTACGTAAAACTGGTGCTTTTAGTGATGAAACACTTGATACAATTGAAAAAACTGGTGGCAAACTTGGTAAAGGTGCTGGTGTTCTTGGTGGTTTAGCAGTTGGTGGTTTAGATGTATACGAAGATATTAAATCTGGTGGACTTGCTGGTAATAATAACTGGGAAAAAGCAAGTAATGTTTTACAAATTGGCGGTAGTGTTGCTGATATTGTTGGTACAGCATTTCCACCAGCACAATTAATTGGTGGTGTATTAGATTTAACTGCTGGTGCATTAGATGAAGTTGGTGAAGCAAAAGATGATACAGCAGAAAAAAAGGAAGATGTTGTACAACAACAAGAAACCGAAAAACAAGTAGCACAACCAGAACCAATTACACAAACTTTATAATTCAACTTTTTTAATTTTTTTTTATTTATTTTTTTTATATAAACTAATATTATAAAAAATGTCTTATTGGAAAGCAGACGATAATGTTAGAGTTGGTGAAACCAAAGTATCCATTCCATCTGAAAATGGTTTATCTTATAGTCCCGGACAGAAGATCCAAATTTTCGTAGACCCTTCAAACAAATTTATTGATGGACGTGAATGTTATTTAGATTTTAATTTTAAAATTAAACTTCCAAGCGGTGCAGTTCCGACACGCTTACAACTTGATAAGTGTACGTCCACTATATTTTCTGCAATTAGAATCTATGATGGTTCAAGGGGTCAGTTGTTAGAAGAACTATCTGCATATGATAATTATGTAAGTATTAAGTATGATTATGATAAAAATAAAAATATTCAAAACTATCGTGCTTTACGTGAAGGTTGTGCTGTTTATCAAAATGGCAATCGTGGTTCAGAAGGCACTACACAATCTGAAATGAATAATACTTTAACTAATCCATACTTTAAACGCACTTCTGGAAATCAAACCACAACTTTTGATGATACTGACTTTCTTGATGTTAAGTTATGTCTACCAATTCATAGCGGTATTTTTGCTGATAGTTCTACCATCTTCCCAGTCATGATGACAAACGGACTTTATATAGAACTTGATGTAAATGAAGCACCAGCAATTTTAAATCAATTAGATGGTGTGAATCGTAATAGACGTACTGAACTTGCACCAATCTTTCATTCACTTAATGGTTCATCTACACCAGATAATTGGGTAAATGGTTCCAGTTCTGATACATTTTATATATCACGTAAAAATAATCTTGGTGGTGCTGACAGCGTTGCTAAAATGCCTTTTGTTGTTGGTGAAACCATAAACTTCTGTGTATCAGATAATAATGGTAGTGTATCAACCCTTTCTGCAACAGCAACTATTAGTGAAATCAATTTATCTACTGGTGCTGATGGTGGTAATGGATTAATTGAAGTTAAATTATCAGCAAGTGTTAATAATACTGGTGTAGATATTACAAGTCAAGATTTTGCTATGTATTCTACTGCTGTTGATGGAGCAAGTAGTTATGATGCCAGTTTTACAATTTCAAATGTAAACCTTATAGTATCGCAAGTTCATTTAGATGCTGGATATGAACGTGGAATGATTCAAAAAGTTCGTGAAGGTAAAGCAATTGAATTTGATATTATGACTTGGACAAATTACAAACATAGTATTCAAGCAACTGATAGACAAGCACAATTCCAAATTTTTGCACAAAATAGTCGTGCCAAATCACTATTAATTTCCCCACAAGATAGTTCAGTATATAATACAGCACAGCAGATTTGTGGTAAAGGTGGATATGTATTTAAGGGAAGTGATGATTCTAATTCTACTGCTTCAACCAAAGATGCACAAGATACATGTTTGATTAATGATAGATCTTCCCATAGCGGTATATGTGATTTTCTATCATCGTATCAATATGTCTTGAACGGCAAAAGGGTACCATCACGGGAAGTGTCTACTAAAAAGATTGCTACACGTAATAGTATTGATGCCTTCCATATTTATGAACTTGAAAAAGTATTAGATAATGGTGGTATTGATCCCAAGAGTTTTTCCGCATTCCAAGAAAACTTCTGCTTTGGTCGTGGTTTTTCTGCTGGTGGACAAAGGGGAGCAATGGATTTAAGGGGTAAAGATCTTCAAGTAATTTTGAAATATCAAGAAAGCACAGCACCAACAAAAGGTAAGTTATTCAATAGTTATATTGTACACTTACGCCGTCTAATGATTCGTGATAGTGCTGTTGACGTAGTAATGTAATTTTAAAATTAAGGACAACTTGATATAAATATTTTTTTATTTATTTTTTTTTTCAATTTATAATATAATATTAATTATAAAATGACTTCAAGATTTATTGAGATAAGACCCGATAATATACCAGCAGATGGTAAAGTTTCCTTCAAAAATGGTTTTCCAGAATTATCATTTACTATTTCAGCACAAGATGGTTTATTAGATCCACGAAGTGTTAGAATTATTGGTGAATTTAATGCTTACAAAGACAACCTTGCTTCACCAACCCCATTAGTTGCTGGTGATGGTTTAACAATGAATAATCGACTTGGAATTTACAATGTATTTGAATCGCTTACTATTCGTGCTGTTAAGTCAAAAATGATTTGTGAAAATATCCGCCATTGGTCAAAATACCTTAATACATACCTTGGACTTACCAGTAGTGGACAAGACCAGATGGGACACCTTGCTGAAACTTGTTTAATTATGCCAAATGCTGAAACTTTCCGTAAATCTGTTATGGAGAACGCCAGTACTGACCAAGCACAAACTAATAGTTTTAGTATGCATATCCCAAGTGGATTTATGCAAGGTGGAAATCTTGTAAATCTACGACCAGATGCTTTCGGTGGTGTACAAATAACTTTCCAACTTCAACCAGATGCTAATGTATTATATTCCGTTGATGGAACTACTACTGGACTTACAGAAGCACATTATGAATTATCTAATCTTAAATTAACATGTGAAGTACAAGATATTCCAGATGGTTCACTAACTGGAAATGAGAGTGAAGGATTATATGAATTTAATACTATTACTTCATTATACACTTCTATTAATTCCACGAATGCACAGATTCAGTATAATCTTGCACTACGTAATGTATTAAGTGCTTTCATGACATTTATGCCAGTATCTAATATTAATACACTTACTGCTGATGGACAAGCAACAACATTTCCATCTGGTAAAGGTTCGTCTGATACTGACCTTGCTTTTTTCAAGCGTGTCCAGTTTCTTAAAGGTGGTTCTAAATTCCCAGCAGATTTTGATTATGTAAATGATATTATTAAAAATGGAAGTGCTACACTACCAGATCCCCAGATTGTTAAAACCTTTGTTGAAGCAGTCCATCCATCGTATAGTGCTGATAGAATGAGTATTTCACCCCTTAATGCTAATCGTGAATACAATATGATTACAGCAACGGCACAATCGTCTTACACTAATATTGCTGATGGCGGTGCTTTAACTGGACTTGGTGTAAGTTATGGAATTGGCGGACAAGGTGAAGATTTTTCACAAGAGCAGTGGGGTGTAAGTATTGAATCTGAACTTGATAGAGACCATCCCATTGGTGTATATATCTTTGTTAAAGCAAAGGCACAACTTGTATACAACCAGAATGGTATACAATTAATCCAGTAAAAAGATATTATAATAAACTGAATTGTACATTTTCCAGATGTATGGATTTATAAAAATTAATATCTATACTATTTTTTTTTAATATTTTTTCAACAAATATAATATATAAACTATATTATAAAAAATGTCTGATCAACCTTCCCCAGCAGAAACTTCTATTCCAGATTTTATTAAATTACAGCAAGTCCCAGTAAACTATGTTCAGCAAGTTGAAACTGATTTACTTGAAAGTGTCGTATTCAATCAAGGTTCAGCAACCCAAGATGGATTTGCACGTTTCACCTTACAAAACAAAGGTTTTTTACATTCCCATAGTAAATTATTTATTAGTGTAGAACCAAGTGCTACTAATCAAGATGTATATTTTGCACCCCATATGGGTGTTGCACAAGTTATTAAAAAGGCAGTCCTTAAAATTGGCAATAAAGCACTTAATGAATTAGATTCGTGGGGTGGTCTTTTCGGTGTTAAGTCAGCACTATTAACTAATGAAACTAATATTGAACGTGAATTATATATGACTGGTAGATACATGAACCATAAGTTTGTATATGATGCTGATAGTGAAGTTAATGCTTCTGCTTATGGTTTAGATACTGGCGTTGAAAATGATGTTGATGCTGACAAACTATTTTTACCAGATTGGGCAGTAATGAATGGAACAAGTGCTGGAACAAAAGCAGAATGCCCCAGTTTTATGGTTGATTTATCTGATCTTTTCCCATTCCTTAAAGTTCACCAATTACCACTATATATGATTAATGAACCAATCAATATTGAACTTACCTTTCATCCAACCACTAAACTACGAACGCAGATTGCTGATAGTGATACAGCAGATATTCCAATGAATATTGTACAAAGTGAACTTAAATTTTGTGCTGATTATATCTTTTATGGTGCTACTGATGAAATGGAACGATATGCTAATGCTAATAAAGACATGTCATTTTCGTTTAGTGATTATCGCCTTGTTGAACATACTACAAGTCCAACAGCACTTGGAAGTGGTGTAATCCGTAATCTTGGAATGGCAAATCGTTTAGTTCCACGTGTTATTACTACACTACCATATGATTCTGGAACTTACAATGAAGAAACTATACTTGGTCAGTATGTTTCACTATCGCCAGAAATTAATGCTTCTGGTAAACAAGTTGGTGCATTAAAATACAATATTCGCTATAATGATAGATTTGAATACACCAGTGATATTGATAATACTGCACGTCTATTTAGTGTATTTACTGATTCGGAAGGTGTACCTTTTGTCAGTCGTAGTGAATATTCCGATCAAGCAACTGCTGGAACTATTACTGATACTGAAAACTTTGAAGGACGTGAACAAAAGAGTAATCTTAATGGTCATTTCTTCTATCTTGGTTCAAGGTTAAGTAATGGACGCGTTGGACAGCGTGGTATTGAAGTTCATTTATCTGGATCTTGGGCATCGTCTGGACGTCAAGTAAGTATGATGCGTTCGTATTGTGAATACTTACGTGTAGCAAGATTAGTGGATGGAATGATGGAAATTTACAATGCTTGATGATAAATTTGGATAATGCGTTTATATTTAAAATATAATTTCTATAATAATTATATAATTATATAATGTATAAGTTTTTACTATCCCTTTATGAACGTTGTTTACGTAATCGTGAAGTTGAAGATTTAGTAAGTGAATTACTTGAACTAAAACAAAAAAATAAAATTTTAAAGTGTAAGATCAAAGAAATTGATGCTTTTGTAAAGTTGATCAACATGACAAATATTACAAAATGTATTGATTAATAATTAATAATTATGGATGACTTCATATATTTTTTTAATTTAATTTTTATAATAATTTAGATTTAAAAAATAAAATCTAACATATAATATAAAATGTCAATAAGTGTTGATGATATTAATGAAACAATTGCTAAAAGCAAACCAAACGCCAAAGAAAATACTATTAAGCAATATGAATTACAATTAAACAGATTAAAAAAAATGTTTGATAGTGATAATTATAATTTTTTATCTAAACCAAAAGATATTGAAGACAAGTTTAAAGATAAAGCATTTACAACAACCAGAAATACTTATAATGCTATTATTGTATTATTAAATGCATTAAATAGTGATAATAAATATGATGATCTTATAAAAGAATATGG